CCTTCTGAGCACAAATGTGGACACGTCATACAGCGAGATGATGGCAACTTTGCTGTTCAGCCCAATAATAGAGTTCGTATTTATGAACCTTCCTTTACCCTGAAAAAAGATTATGTTATTGAAAGAATAATTAATGATTATAAATGGGATGTTGAAAATCAAAATAAATGGATGCTGGAAGACTCTGATAAATTTTATTATGATATTAATACAAAAGAGGTTGACAAATAACACTATGAGTGGTAAACTGTATACAAGTGAGGTTTGGCTCCGTAAGAGATATCTTATAGATAAAAAATCTCCGCAAGACATTGCAAAAGAATGCGGGACTAGTGTAGAAACTGTTTACGTATATCTTGCAAAATTTAAACTAAGGAGATCAAAGCGATGAAAGAACAACCAATCTATACTACTGGCGGTATAATTTTAGATTACGATTATTTTAAAATAGCATCAATAATGACAATTTTAAGAGCAAAAGGTTTATATCAAAATAAACCAATGCTGTCTTTACCATTTCTAGATTGGTTTGAGTCTTATGATTTTAGTGACTTTAATTTAATTGAATTTGGTTCTGGAAACTCAACAAATTATTTTGCTGACAAAGTAGAAACTGTTGTTTCGTTTGAAACTGATATAAATTTTTATAATAATTTTAAATCATCACTATCAGAAAATGTTGACTACAGGTTTATTCAAAAATATGATTTAGAAAATAAAATTCCAGATATAGAAATTAACGATAAAACAATTGTTTTTATTGATTCTGCATCTAATAGATTTTTATTAACTAAGAATATTTTAAAGACTGAATCTCCAAATATTTTAATATTAGATAATAGTAACGAATACAAAAATACATGTAAGTTTTTATATGATAACGGTTATTTAGAAATTCCACTTTGGGGATTAAGATTTATGGAAGTTGAAGAAGCATGCACATCAGTTTTTATTAAAAATAATTTTAATATGATAGAAAAAAATTATAATTATTTTTCTCCTGGATCTATTCAAAAAACAGAAAATTCTTGGGATATAGATTCAGAATAATTAAATTTTAAAAATAGATAGAGGTATTAAGATTAAATTAAATCCAGTATTTAAAGATGTAAAAAATTTTAGTTGTGAAGATTTATATCTTCATTCTATTGGTGCTCCATCTGGGAAAGATATTTGGTTAACATGCCACGGAATTGCACAAATGCTTGTTGATAAAAATATTGCATACGGAGATTCTGCTTTAGATCCCGTTAGAATTTTTAGCAAGGCAGATCCAGTAGAACAACTTAGGGTAAGAATTGATGATAAGTTAAGCAGACTTATGAAGGGTACAGACTATGTTGGAGACAACGATATAGATGATCTTATTGGATATTTGGTATTGCTTAAAATAGCAAAGGAAAAAAATGTCAACTGAAACAGAATTAATAGAGCATCTTGATGAAGTAAATAAAGTTGTTGCGGAATATCTTAAAGGTCAAGATCCAACAAAAATTTCTAAAGACTTGAACATGCCAAGAACTCGTGTTGTTGCATTAATTAATGAGTGGAAAGTCATGGCTTCCGCTAATGAAGCAATTCGTGCTCGTGCAAAAGAAGCACTTGCTGGAGCAGATGCACATTATAGTAAATTAATTACAAAATCTTATGAGGTTATTGATGAGGCATCAATGACAAATAATCTTAGTGCAAAAACACAAGCAATTAAGTTAGTTGTAGACATTGAAAAATCTAGAATTGAAATGCTTCAAAAGGCTGGTCTACTTGAGAACAAAGAACTTGCAGAAGAGATGGTTGAGATTGAACGTCGTCAAGAAGTTCTTGTTGGCATTCTTAGAGACATTGCGTCAGAACATCCTGAAGTTCGTGATTTAATTATGCATAGACTTTCATCTATTGCAAAAGAAGGCGAAGTGATTACAATTGTCCACGATGTTCAATGATTTTCTTGAAGTATTAAAAGAAAACCATTTTATTGAAAAACCAGTTGACGTAAAAACATTTGTGCAGTCACCAGATTATCTTGGACAACCAATATTGTCCGATATTCAATATGAAATAGTAGAGGCCATGAGCCAAATTTATCGTAAAGAAGATCTTATGGAGTTGATGGGTGATGCCGAAGGATTAAATCATTTTAATAAATACACTAAAAATGAACTAATTCTACAACTTGGCAAGGGATCTGGAAAAGACTTTATATCTACCGTAGCATGTGCATATGTAGTATATAAACTGCTTTGTCTCAAAGATCCAGCAATATATTTTGGCAAGCCTGCAGGAGATGCTATTGATATTATTAACGTTGCTGTTAACGCTCAACAGGCTAAGAATGTTTTCTTTAAAGGTTTTAAAACAAAAATTGAAAAGTCACCATGGTTTGCTGGAAAGTATAATGCTAAAGCAGACTCTGTAGAATTTGATAAGGCAATTACTGTTTATTCTGGTCATTCAGAAAGAGAATCGCATGAGGGATTAAACCTTCTTATGGCAGTGCTTGATGAGATTTCTGGTTTTGCAACAGAGGTTAATACTGGCAATGAACAGGGTAAGACTGCTGACAATATATATAAAGCATTTCGTGGTACTGTAGATTCTCGTTTCCCTGATCTTGGTAAAGTTGTTTTGCTTTCATTCCCACGCTATCAAGGTGATTTTATTTCTCAGCGATATGAATCAGTAATTGCAGAAAAAGAAACTGTTGAACGCACACACACATTTATTATGAATGAAGATTTGCCACATGATGATCCAGGAAATCAATTTGAAATTTCATGGGAAGAAGACACAATACTGTCATACAAAATTCCAAGGGTGTATGCATTTAAACGACCAACTTGGGAAGTTAACCCTACTCGTAAAATAGAAGATTTTAAACTAGCCTTTTACACAGATTTAGGAGATGCAATGATGCGTTTTGCATGCATGCCTACATATGCATCAGATGCTTTCTTTAAACAAAAAGATAAATTAGAAAAATGTATGAACACTAGAAATCCATTAGATCAGTTTAGAAGGTTTGATGAAACCTTTAAACCAGATGAGAATAAAGTTTATTACATACATGCCGACCTTGCACAAAAACATGACAAATGTGCTGTTGCTATTGCACATGTTGATAAATGGGTTAACATTCAAGTTATTAAAGATTATGAGCAGGTTGCTCCTATTGTTGTTGTTGATGCCGTTGCCTGGTGGGAGCCAAGAGCAGAAGGACCAGTCAATTTATCTGAGGTAAAACAATGGATTATGAATTTGCGTAGACAAGGATTTAATATTGGTATGGTTTCTTTTGACCGATGGCAGTCTTTTGATATTCAGAATGAATTACAGGCTGTTGGAATTAAAACAGAGACTGTTTCAGTTGCTAAAAAACACTATGAAGATTTGGCTATGATGATTTATGAAGAGCGTGTTGCTATTCCAATGATTCCAATTTTGCTAGAAGAAATGTCAGAATTAAAAATAATGAAAGGCAATAGGGTTGATCACCCTCGTAAAAAGTCAAAAGACTTGGCTGATGCAGTTTGTGGGGCGGTATTTGGAGCAATATCCCATACACAAAAGACTAATAATACAGAGATAGAAATTCACACATGGAGTTCTTCTACACGACTTGCAGAAAAGCAGCAACGTATGGTAGAATTGGATAATCGGGAAATGCCTAACGATGTTAAGGATTTTCTAGATAAACTCAACTTAATATAAAAATAACAAGGAGAATAATGAATTCATTTAAGAAAATTGCCCTAGGACTCGCTGCAGCCATGTCCTTTGGCGTAATGTCAGCACTTCCGACAAGTGCTGCTGTTATTGCACCAACCTTGACAATTGATTCTGCTACAGATTCAATTATCGTAGGTGAGACTGCAACAGCAGTAGTTTCATTGTCATATATTTCAGAAACATCAGCAGATACAGCAACAGTTCTATCTGCCATGTTTACACAGCCTTCTACGGCTAACAAGTCTGCAACACTTACATTGCTTGAAACAAATACAGCAACAGTGGCAATTGCAGGAGATAGTTTAACTGCAAATGTTAACTCAACAGTTAATACAGCAGGATACGTAACAGCAAAGTTTACAGTTACTTTGGCTGCTCCAACAGTTGCTGGAACATATGTTGCAACAATTCTTACAACACGTCCATCAAGTGGTCCTTCTGTATCTTGGACAGTAACAGTAGGTGCAGGAGATACAGTTCCTTCAGCATCAACAACAACTTCAATTCTTAATAGAGGTGAAGTAATTACTGCTACAACAGATGATTCAGTATTTGCGCCAAAGGTAGCATCATCAGATGCAGCAGCGGTAATTGTTCTTTCACAAAAGAATGCAGCAGGTAGAGCAACATCAGAATCACTTCTTGCTACAGTAACTGGAGCAGGTCTTGTTGGTTATGGTACAAATGCTACAACAATTGGATCAGCAGGTCGTTCACTTGTAATTCCATCAGGCAACTACATTGGTGTTTTTGCTGACGGTACAGCAGGAGTTGGAACAGTTACAATTACAACCCTTACAGGAACAGTTCTTGCAACAGAGACTGTAACATTCTATGGAGATATCGCAACAATTGTTGCTACTCCAATTAAGTCTGTCATTGCAGTTGGTGCAAATACAACTACTGTAAAGGCAGTTGCTAAGGATGCATCAGGTGTAACAGTTGGTGCGGGAACACTTTATGCTAATTCATCAGATTTATCTATAGTATCTGATTCAGGTACAGCAGTGGCAATTTCAAATGGTGAAGCACTATTTACAATTACTGGCGTTAAGGCTGGTGGTGCTGCAGTTACAATTAGAAATGCAACGGGAACTATTAAGTCTGCTCCAGTATCTACTCGTGTAGAGTCACCAGCAGCAACAGTTAAGTTGTCATTTGATAAGGATACATACCTTCCAGGAGAAGCAGCAATTATCAAGGTACAGGTTCTTGATGCAGCAGGTCTTCCAGTATCTGGAAAAGCACATTCTGCTCTATTTGCAACAGGTGGAATTACTTCAACCTACGCATTTGGTTCAGGATCAGATGTTATTACAGCAACATCAGTTACAACTGATACAGATACAGTTAAGTCATACAAGGTATTTATGCCATTGACAGAAAACACTGTAACTATTTCAGCAACTGGTGGAACTTCACTTCCTTTGGCTGGACAGGTAGCAGTATCTGCAACAGCAAAGGTATCAAATTCTTCTTCTAGCACAAACGCTACTCTTGCAGCATTAGTTGCACAAGTAACAGCATTGCAAGGAATTTTTGATAGTCTTAAAGCAGAACTTGCTGCAGAAAAGGCTAAGGCAATTGCTGATCGTGCTGCTTTTGTAAAGCAATATAATGCACTTGCTACAAAGTGGAACAAGAAAAATCCAAAGGCTAAAGTAAAACTTTTAACTAAGTAAAACTTTATAAATTAGAGGGTTAGCCAAGTGCTAGCCCTCTTTTTTATTTAATAAAAATGGTATAATTACTAATATAGTTAACCATAGGAGATCACCACTCAATTGATTAATCTCAAACAAAAAATAACTTTAGCGTTTGGGGTGGGATTATTTTTAACAGTTTTTGGAATTATGGCACCAGATCATGCTGGGGCTACAGATAATCAAGAGCAGGTCATTGTCAGCCCTGCCCAACAAGCAGTTAATTCAGCCCTTGAAACGGCTACTGTGCAGGTTCAGCAAGCCATAGCAGCCACAGACACAGCCACTGCCACTATAGCAGTAGCAGTTGCTGAAAGGGTAGAGGCTCAGGCAGCGGTGGATACATTAACAGCCACAGTATCAGTAGCACAATCAAATGTAGTCTTAGTAGACACAGCAACCGCTACAATTGGTGCAATAGATTTATCTGTTACACCAGTAGATCAAAGTTCGCAAGTGGTTCAAGATGCTAAAGATACTATTGTTACAGCCCAAAACTCTATAAATAATATTGATACAGCCACTGCACAGGTTGAAGTATCACAAGTTTCTTTAGCAAAAACAGCAGCAGCGACAGCGCAAGCCACTGCACAAACTGAACTTACTCAAGCAAATATAGCAATTGATAATGCTCAAACTGCAGTCAATAATTTACAGGCAACTATCGGATCAACAACAAATGTTCTTTCTGGAGTAGATGATGCTGGTGTTCAAATGAATCTTCCATTCGGAATGCAAATGGGTGGAACTGTTTACAATAATGTATTTGTTGGATCAAATGCAACAATAACATTTGGAACAAATGAAGGATGGGTTTATCATACAACTCCAGGCGCACCTTCAGTATCTATTGCTGGATGGGACTGGACTACTTGGAGTACAGGAACTGGAATTACATATTCAACTACTGGAACAAGTTTAGATATTGCTTGGGATTTAAGACCATTTCCACAACAAGATGCTTCTACTCAAATGGTTCA